ATGGGAAAACGATCGCGGGTCCATATCAACGTCGAGGCTGTCAAAGCCGCTCTCACCGCACAGGGCGCGGTGGGGGTATGCGCGCAGGCGCGCCGCATCGGTATCACGCGTGAGGCGTGGGGCCGCATCTGCGCCGGAAAGCTGAAGACGACCCCGCGCACCGAAACGCTCGCAAGAATCGTCGCCGCCACCGGCTTGAACTATTCGAGCGTCATCGCCCACAACGACTGACCCACCACAGTCAACTATCCACCACCGCCCGCCCGACTTTTAACCCCACCGAATTCATTTCGCGAAAGGACTTTCGCATGCCTACCGTGGTACCCCCTACCCAAAATCCGCCCACCGACCCGGCACCGGTGGCGCTGGACGATTGCGGCGCCCTCGTTTCATCACTGCGCCATGCCGAGGCGATGGCTGCCCAGTGGAGCGACGCCGCCGCCGAGTTGCGGCGCGTCCTCATTGAGCGCTTGGGCGACGCCGAGCTCGGCACGATCAACGGACACCCCGCCGTCAGGCACACCACCTATCGTGACACTCGCGTGTCTACAAAGATGCTTCGTGAACTCGCGCCTGCCGATCTCATCGAGCGGTGCACGACCACCACGACCCGGCGGCGGTTCACCCTGGTCGACACCGACAGCGGTGTGGCATGAACGCGGTAGCGTTCGCCGCCCCCGAGGCGCGCATCGCGCTGTCGATCGACTTGGCGCGGGTCATCCGGGAGTACAGCGACTCGCGGCCCCGGTCACGACAGGTCAACATCGGACCCAGTGAGATCGGCGTCGAGTGCTTGCGCCGCTTGGGATACAAGGCGCTCGGGTACGCGGCGTCGAATGGCGGAGGGGACCCGTTGCCGCCGTTCATCGGCACCGCCGTACATGCCGAACTCGCCGCCGCTTTCGAGGCCGACAACGAGCGGCTCGGGCGGGTGCGGTGGCTGGTCGAGCACCGGGTCACAGTGCGCGGCTCGATTCGCGGGACGCTCGACCTGTACGACCATGACACCCGTACCGTCATCGATCACAAGATCGTCGGTCCATCCACATTGCAGAAGACGCGGGCGGGCGGGCCGAGCGAGCAGTACCGCGCCCAGGTTCATCTCTACGGGTACGGGCTGTCTGCCGAGATGCCTGTCGAGCGCGTGGCCATCGCCTACTTTCCACGCGCCGGGCACCTCGACGGCCGCATTATCTGGGCCGAGCCGTTCGACCCTGCGGTCGCCGAGACCGCTCTCGACCGACTGGCCTCGGTTATCCACCTCGCTGGGGTCCTACAGGTCGACGACCACCCCGACCGGTGGGCGCACGTCCCCGCCACGCCGGGGCCCGGCTGTGCGTTCTGCCCATTCTTCAACGCCCAAGGCGTCACCGACGCCGATACGGCGTCCTGCCCCGGCACCTCCACCTGACGTACCACCACCCAATTTCAACAGTCCTCATAGGAGTAGCCATCATGTCTCAGTTCGCGCCCCCTTCTGAAGGAATCAAGCCCGCCGACCTTCTCGGACACCTCGTCATCGCTCGGCCGCTGCGATACGAGCCGGAGGTCACCACGATTCACGGCGTCAAGGACGCCGTCGCGGTTGATGTCGCCGACGTCGATACCGGCGAGATCTATACCGAATGCCTGTGGTTCAACGGGGTCATCGTGGGCCGCCTGCGGCGCCACCTCGGCGAAATCGTGCTCGGGCACATCATCGAGGGCACACCACGCCCCGGCCAGAAGCCGCCGCTGTTGTTCAACTACGCCAACGAGGACGCCGCCGCCGTCGCGCGCGGGCAGGCGTTCCTGAAGGCGCACCCGGAATTCGCCACCACCGACACCCCGGCGCCGACAGCCAGCACCCCCGCACCGGTCCCGGCCCCGAAACCAGTAGCGGCCCCGGCTGCCTCACCGGCGGCGCCCGCCGGTATCTCGCCCGAGGTGCTAGCGGCACTGCCCGCTGAGTCGCGGGCGCTGATTGAGCAACTGTCCGCCGCCCAGGCCGCCTAAGCCGCGTTTGGTGTGCGCGCCTGACCCACCGGCCCCGTGTCTTCCCTCTGGGGTCGGTGGGTTCGGGCGGACACCCCAAACGACAAGACAAAGGAGGTGGGGAGTGGACGACGGCTCACGCATCTTGGCGACCGCCGAGCTGACACGGCACGCCCTCGACTACGCCGCGCGCGGCTGGCCGGTGTTCATGCTCGGTGCCGGAAAAGTGCCGCTGAGACTGTGCCGCCCCTGCCGGGAAGCCGACGGCGATCACGACATGGAAGCGTGCCCGTGCTTGACGTGCCACGGGTTCTATGCCGCCTCAACCGATCCCGAGCGCGTCGTCGCGATGGTCACCGGCCACCCGCGCGGCGTCCTGGCGCTACGCACCGGCGCGTCGTCCGGCGTCGTGGTCGTCGACGTCGACCCCCGCAACGACGGCACGCATACGTTCGTGCGGCTGCTGGCCGACGGGGTTCTACCGGCCACCGTCACCGCCAACACCGGCAGCCGCGGACTTCACCTCTACTACGCCCACCCCGGCGGCACGGTGAAATCCGGCGGTAACCGGCTCGGGCCCGGCGTCGACGTCAAAGCCGACGGCGCTTATGTCGTGCTGCCACCCTCGACCGTCAACGGGAAGGCGTACACCTGGCGGCCCGGCACCGACCCGACCAGCCTCGAATTGAGTCCAATTGGACACAAACTCGCCGAACTGTTGGCACCTGCCGAACCTTCGGCGCCAGTGTTTCGGCCCGCCCCGATGGTTTCGGCGTCGGCGTCGGCGTTCGCCGCGCCGTCGAACGCGCGGGGCCGCCTGGCCGGGCTGGTATCCGTCGTGCTGTCCGCACCCGAGGGCAACCGCAACGACGTCCTTAACTGGGCGGCATACAAGGCCGCCGATGTCATCATGACCGGTGCCGCACCGGCCGAGGCCGTGGTCGCCGCGCTTGCCGACGCCGCCGCACACATCGGACTCGCGCCTGCCGAAACGCGCGGCACCATCCGGTCGGGCTTGCGGGCCGGGGGTGTGGCGTGACCACCCTCGACGGAGCAGGCGAACCGGTCGACCCGCAAGAACTCGCCCGCCTCATCGTCGCCCGGCACATCGGCGACGTCCCCGAACTAGCCGCTGAGGCCGACCTACACGCCCACCTCAAACAGGGCGGCGCGTGGGTGCTGGACGTGCCCGACCGCCCCTCTGCGGTGTGGGGTAGCGGCGACGAGGTGTTGTGGGCCAGCGGCGAGGCGCTGATGGTCTGCGGCGGGCAGGGAAGCGGAAAGACCACCCTCGCGCACCAGCTCATCAGGGCCCGGCTCGGGCTCGACAACTCCCTCCTCGGGTTCCCCGTGCAACCGGGTAACCGCCGCGTCCTATATCTGGGGATGGACCGGCCCCAGCAGGCCGCCCGCGCGATGCGCCGCATCATGGGCGAAACCGATCGGCGCATCCTCGACGCGCACCTCAGAGTGTGGCCCGGCCCGCCGCCCGCCGACGTCGGCAAACACCCCAACACCTTGGTGGACCTAGCCACCGAAGCCGACGCCGACACCATCGTCGTCGACTCACTCAAGGACGCGGCGGTCGGCTTGGTCGACGACGTCGTCGGCGCCACCTACAACCGGGCCCGACAGCAGGCGCTAGCCGCCGGTATCGAGATTCTCGAACTTCACCACAACCGCAAGACCGGCTCCAGCGGCGGCACCCCGGATTCCATTTCGGATATCTACGGGTCCACGTGGTTGACGTCCGGCGCGGGTTCGGTACTCATGCTCTCGTCCGAACCCGGCGACGCCATTGTCGAAGCACGCCACCTCAAACAACCCGCCGCCGACTGCGGGCCCTTGCGCATCGTCCATGACCACGCCTCGGGGCGATCCAGCCTCGACGACCCGGTCGACCTGGTCGAGCTCGCCGAACGCTGCGACGGCATCACCGCCGCCGACGCCGCGTGCCGTCTCTTCGAGTCTGCGACGCCGACGCGCAACCAGACCGAAAAGGCCCGGCGCAAGCTCGACCGGCTCGTCGAAACCGGGGCCCTGCGCCGCACCGGCGGCGGACGCGGGCGCGGAAAACAGGCCGCCTATCTGCCCGTGGTGGCGGCGTCCGGATGGGAGACCGACGCATGATCCACAGTGGCGAAACAAAATCACGCGGAAAATCACGCGGCCTAAAAGCACGCCCGAAAACACGCCACCTCACCGCGCATGTCTTTTCGAGCGTTGTGCCTGGTACCGAAATCACGCAACAAAAACACGCACCCCGAAACCGCAAAAAGCACGCGTCCCCCTCCCTCTTTAGAGGGAGGGACGCGGCTAAGCCGCACGAGATTTTCAAGTCCCGCCTGTCGGCAGGGGTGGCCCGATGAGCAACACCCGACCCGTCTCGACACCGGCACAGGCACGGTTGTGCCGGTGCGGCGCGGTGGTCCTTGAGGGACTGGCCGAAGGCGTACCCGTCCGCGCCGATGCCGCCGCCCTCAACGCCGACGGCGAACTCGACGCCCTCGCGGCTGGCCGACGCTCCTATGTGCTGAACCGGCGCGAACTCGTGCTGCGCGACACCACCCGCTTGAACCTCCCCGGCCCCGTGGTGGCCGACCACCGATGCGGGCAACCCGTACCCGCCGCCCACCGCGCCCCGCCCGCCCCCAGCGCCACGACTCGGCGCCCTCGACCACTCGACCCCCCGTACTAGCCACCGTCCACCACAAAGGAGAAAACACCATGACGACCCAGACCAGGAAACGCCGAGGCCGCGCCACCGAGCAAGCCGTCGCCGCCGCGATGCGCGCCGACGGCTGGCCATACGCCGAACCCGTCGGAGCCGGGCGCCAGGGCTCGGACATCACCGGCACCCCCGGCCTGTCCCTTGAGGTCAAAGCCCGGCGCGGCCTGAACTTGGGCGCATGGCTGAGCCAAGCCGTACGCCAAGCTGACGACGGCGAGGTGCCCATCCTCGTCGTGCGTCTCGATGGGCAGGGCCCGGCCAGCGTCGACGAATGGCCGTCGGTCGTCCCATTCGCCGTATTGCGGCGACTGCTGAGGCTGGCCGGATACGGCAACCCGACACCACCGCCGCCCGGTCTCGACAACCCGGTCGCCGACCCGGCACGCGAAGCGCGCGGCACCGGCGAGACCGTCGATTACTGGCTCGGCACCCCCGGCGGCGGCGACTGGCTCGGTTGCATGGCATGCCAAGCCAGCGCGGCCGGACGCGACCCGGCCGGACTCGCCCACGCCCCCCGATGCCCCCACGCCGAACAGGGGGCCGCCGCGTGACCACACTAGACCGCGACACCCTCATGCGCCGACTCACCGAGTCGATAGACGCCCTCGCCTACCCGTTCGCGCACCGCGAAGTCGTCGAGACCACCCACAACGGACGACCGCACCGGTACCCGCACATCACCCGGCACCCGCCGCTCATCGTGCAACTCGCCCGCGCGATCGAAACCAGCTCCGGCGAGGCAGGTGAGCCGCTGGCCGGGTTTCGCGGGATCTTCACCAGCGAACCGGCCGCCCGTCTCGACGCGATCGACCGACACGAGGCCATCAACGCCGCTGCCCGCGACTGGCTGTCCGAAATGGATATTCGGCCGCGCCGCGCCACGGTCGACAACCTCCGCGCCCTCGTCGGTGGCGCCGCCCGCCTCGACGCCGAGTCGCTGGCCGCGTTGACGCGCGACGCCCGGTCATGGTGGGTATGGGCGCGCACCATCACCGGGTGGGACTCCGCACCCTGGAAACCGCACGGCCCGTGCCCTCAGTGCGAACGCCTCGGTACGCTGCGGGTGCGCGAAGCCGCGCGCACCGCCATGTGCGTCGAGTGCGGCGCATGGTGGGACCCCGGCGGCATTCACACCCTGGCCGCCTTCGTTCGCATGTGGCACGAGTCTCAAGTCCCATGTGAACTAACGTCTAGGCGACCCGACCGTGACCGGCATAGGGTTAACGCATTACCAGAGGTGTCTCTACAGCAAGACACCCTTAGGACCCGCCCACAGTGGCGGGTCTTTTCGCGTCGTGTCGGGGGTGAACTCGTGCCCCGGATCGGTTCCCTGTGCTCGGGAATCGGCGCCCTCGACGACGCCGTCGCTGCCGTCACCGGCGCCGAGCTGGCCTGGGTCGCTGATACCGACCCCGACGCCGCGCGCGTCCTCACCCACCGCCACCCACACGCCCCGAACCTCGGCGACATCCGCACCGCCCCATGGGAAGACGCCGAACCGGTCGACATCCTGGTCGCCGGGGTGCCGTGTCAGCCGGTATCCAAGGCCGGAAAACGAACGGGGGTAGCCGATGCCCGGTGGCTGTGGCCGCACGCCGCGCGAGCCGTTCGCGACCTTCGACCCGCCCTCATTGTCTTGGAAAACGTCGCCGCCCTGCGCACCAGAGGACTCGGCGACATCCTCACCGACCTGGCCGCGCTCGGGTATGACGCACGCTGGCTATGCCTACGCGCTTGCGAACTCGGGGCCCCGCACCAACGAGACCGCATGTTCCTCGCCGCTGCTACCCACCCCCAACGCCACCCACGGTCGCAAGACCACCCGAACCGGTTTGCTGCTGCCGGGAGTGGCCGAACTCCTTCCCACCCCGCGAGCCAGCGACGGCACCAAAGGCTCACCCCGCCAACGGGGCTCCAAAGGGGACGCGACCTTGCCGTCACTGGTGCTGAGACTTGGGGCAAATACGCCCCCGCCATCGCCCGATGGGAACACCTCACCGCCCGACCAGCGCCCGCACCCACCGCACCGACCGGACGCGGCGAAGCCCGGCGCCTGAGCCCCCGATTCGTCGAGTGGATGATGGGTATCAACTCGGGGCACGTGACCGATGTGGAGGGAATATCCCGCACGGCGCAACTGCGCTTGCTGGGAAACAGCGTGGTCCCCGCCCAGGCCGAGGCAGCCGTGCGCCTCCTGCTGGACGACACCCTATGGCCGAGACCGTGACTGCCTGGCACGGCAGCAACCGCGCCGCCCAACTCCCCGGCGACTGGCCACGCCGCCGCGCCATCGTGCTCGAACGCGACGGCTACCGATGCACCCGCATCCGCGCCGACGACACCCGATGCCCCGAACCCGCGACCGACGTCGACCACATCAAACCCGGCAACAATCACGAGCTCGACAACTTGACCGCGCTTTGCCAATGGCACCATCAAAAGAAGTCAGCGCGCGAGGGCGGACGCGCCGCGTGGATGAATCGACCACCGAAGAAACGCCCCGCCGAGAAACACCCCGGCGCATTGTGACGCGAACCCCGTCGAGGGTGGGGGCGACCCCCGGAAAGCAAATCTCCACATCGGAACGTCATAGCGCCTCACGGGCCGTACGGGTTTTTAGGCTCCAAACCGCTACCAAGGGTGATTGACGAGTTGGTGTCGGACGATGTTGACCAACTTTGCATGAGACGTACGCACGTTCGCTGCATGAACTTCAGCGTCATTGAGTACTTCCCTGTCTGGAGCTTCAGCCGCAACGGTCTTCAAAAACTCAATCATCCGAAGGCATGATCGTTCAATTGCGATAGTGAGCTCTACAAGGCTATTTGCCACACCTTCCCCCCAAAGCGCACGGTTGAATGCTGACGGCGACTGCTTGACCGAACGTCTTGCCTCCCCTAGGTATGCAGTCGCTTCGTCATAGTCGGAACGCTTTACGGCCGTCATCGCTGAATCTGTCGCGTCGAGTACTGATTCGGCCCAATCCAGCAACGCACGGTAAGTCTCTTCTAGACGGCGCTGCAATCGTTCCTCCCTTGCAAGGCGCGCTTGGTGCTCCGATTGTTCGCGAGCGACTAGTAGTGCAGTTTCCTGTTGCCGCTTTCCTGAGCGAAGGGTTGCGTAGACACCACCGAGTCCTACTGCCGTGCCACCGATGCTCGTAACCAGGGGAAGCCAATCGTTTACCGCCATCTATCCATGATGGCTGATCAATACAACGTGCGGGGGTGGTGATGTCCCCGCTTCGCGTCATTGCCTATGGCGGCGGCGTCCAATCCACCGCGCTGCTCGTGCTTGCCGCAAGCAGGCGGATCGACTTCGTTACGTTCCTCTTCTCCAATGTGGGCAATGATTCGGAACATCCAGCCACGCTGGATTACGTCACCCGGGTGGCGAAGCCATTCGCTGAACGGCACGGCCTGGCACTGGTCGAGCTTGAGCGCGTCCGGCGCGACGGGACCACCGAGACCCTGTACCGGCGTCTGACTCGCGAGGGTTCCCGGTCGTTGCCGATTCCGGTTCGTATGTCCAACGGCGCGCCCGGTACTCGCTCATGCACGGCCGATTTCAAGATCAAAGTCTTGGGCCGATGGTTGAAAGCCAACGGCGCCACGAAGGACAACCCGGCGACCGTGGGTATCGGCATCTCGCTTGACGAAATGCACCGTGTCAACCGGCGTCGCGCGCTGGCCTACGAGAACCCCGTGTATCCGCTGCTTGAGCATTCGCCGCCGCTGCGGCGTGCCGATTGTCTTCGGATCATCGCCGAGGCCGGGCTACCGGTACCCGGCAAGAGCGCGTGCTACTTCTGTCCATTTCATACGCGCGACGCGTGGGCGACGATGGCGCGCGACGAACCCGACCTCTTCGCCCGCGCCTGCCACCTTGAGACCATCCTCAACCACCGTCGCGCGACCCTGGGCCGCGACCCGGTTTACCTGACCCGCTACGCGCGTCCGCTGGGCGAGGCCATCACCCCGGCGCAAGACACCCTTGCCGGGCTGGCCGACCTCGACGACGACGCGACGTGCGACAACGGCGCGTGCTGGACCTAGATGGAACTCTTGTCATTCACGCCGTCAGTAATCTGCGGCAACCCATTGTCGACCACTGGTGCTTGACCGTTGGTTGAGACGTTCGGAAGCCGCCGCAAACTGAGGATGGGATGCCGCCACTCGCGAGCGAGCGAAGCAGCGGCCTTGAGAATTTCGACGCGTTCCGACGGGGTGGTGCCACGCATGGCACACAACACGATAAGCGTCAGCAACCCGACGAAGACGATGGCTGGGATCGTGACTCCCATAACCACCCACCAACCTACTGTGGACCAATCCACAACGTCACCTTTCGGCGTTGTGGTTGAGCTCCGAACTCATTCAGGGTTCAGCTCAACCAGCTAACTGGTTAAAGCTGAGTACCTGCCCCGGTAGGTCCCAGTTTTGGTTTCCTGCCGCCTTGATCTTCCCTGGCTTGGGCGAGCCCTTTTCCCAAGGTGGCCTTGAAAACCAATCGCGCAACCCTAAGTGTGCTGCGCTCACATTGCCCGACGCTCCAGCTGCAAACCGGGGTTTGCAGGAGGGGAGTTTTTTGCGTCGCTGGTGGTGGATATGGAATTTGGGTGCCGAAGATCATTCGGCCGCGTCAATCCTACTTCGTAACTGTACGAACACATGTCCGTGCGTCTAAGTGAGGGGAGATGTCATGGGTACCCGTGGCCCGGTCCCGAAACGCAGCGACCAGCGGCGCCGCCGCAACCTCGACGCCCAGGTCGACACCGCGCCCGCGCTAGCCGAGCCGGTCGCAGCGCCTTCGCTGGACTTCCCCGCGCACCCGCTCGCCGAAGACTGGTACCGCTCGCTGTCCGAGTCCGGGCAGGCGCAGTATTTCGAGCCGTCGGACTGGCAGGCCGCGCGGCTGGTCGCGTTCGACCTCACCCGGCATTTGAACTCGGGCCGGGCGTCGTCGCAGATGCTCGCCGCGCTGTGGTCGGCGATGGCCGATCTTTTGTCCACCGAGGCCGCCCGGCGCCGGGTGCGCGTCGAGATTGAGCGCGTTGCCGATGACGGCGACCAGAACGTCAACGGGGTGGTGGCTGTCCTTGACGACTACCGCCGCAGCATCGGGGCCGCGTAACGCGGCGACGTGGCGCGATGAATTGGGCGCCATCATGACCGGCCCCCGCGGACTACCCGAGCGCACTCTCGGCTGGGAAGTCCTGGCGTGGACGGCCGCTTATCTCCACCAGCCCGACGGCCCCTATGCCGGGAACCCGTGGCGGGCAACGCCTGAGCAGGTCCGACACGTTTTGTGGTGGTACGCGATCGACGAGGCTGGGCGGTTCCTGTACCGCCGGTCGATCTTGCGCCGGTCGAAGGGCTGGGGCAAGGACCCGGTCGCCGCCGTGCTGTCGCTGGTCGAGCTGTTGGGCCCGTGCCGCTACGGAGGCACCAACGCCCAAGGCCAGCCGGTCGCGGTGCCGCATCCGTCCCCGTGGGTGCAGATTGCCGCGACGTCCGAGGCGCAGACGGTCAACACGATGTCGCTGATTCTGTCCATGCTGGAATACGGTTCGCTGGTCGACGACTATTCGCTCGACGTCGGCAAGACCCTCATCTATACCCCGCGCGGGCGTCTGCATGCGGTGACCTCATCCCCGCGAAGCCTGGAAGGCCCCCGACCGTCCTATGTGGTTCTCGGGGAGCCTCAGAACTGGTTGCCGTCCAACGGCGGCCAAGCCATGTCCGAGGTGATCCGTCGCAACCTCGGCAAGAGCCGCGACGGCGCGGCGCGAAGCACCGAGATCGGTAACGCGCACTTGCCCGGCGAGGATTCCGTCGCTGAGTCGTCCTATGAGGCGTGGCTTTCGATGGTCGAGGGCCGCTCGCGTGACACCGGCATCCTGTACGACTCCCGCGAGGCACCGCCCGACACGGACATGAGCGACCCCGAGTCCCTGCGGGCGGGACTTCGCGCCGCCTACGGTGACAGTCATTGGGTTGACCTCGATCGGGTCATGGGCGAAATCTGGGACCCGGCCACCCCGCCCAGCGTCTCGCGGCGTTACTACTTGAACCACGTCACCGCCGCTGAGGACGCGTGGTGCGCCGCCCACGAGTGGGACTCGTGCGAGACCACCGACCGGATTCAACCCGGCGACACCGTCACTATTGGATTCGACGGGTCGGTGTCGGACGACTCCACCGCCATCGTGTTGTGCCGCGTCGACGACGGCCTCGTCGACCTGGCGGCGGTGTGGGAGAAACCCGACGGACCGGCGGGCGATGACTGGCGCGTGCCGCGCGACCAGGTCGACGAGATGGTCGACCACCTCATCGCCACCTATGACGTCGCCGCCGATTACAGCGACGTCGCCTATTGGGAGTCCTATATCGATACCTGGTCGATCAGGTACGCCGACGTCGTGCGGCACAAGGCGAGCCCTAAGTCGCTCTTCGGGTGGGACATGCGAAGCCATGCCAAGGAATTCGTGTTGCGGGGCGCCGAGGCGACGCTGTCGGCGATCACCGACGGGACGTTGAAACACACCGGCAATCCGATCCTACGTAGACACGTCCTCAACGCACGACGCCGACCGAATCGGTGGGGGCTGTCCTTCGGCAAGGAATCCCGAACCAGCTCCCGCAAGGTTGACGCCGTAGCCGCGATGTGCCTTGCCCGCATTGCCCGCGCCGACGTACTCGCCACCGGTGCCGGACGCCAACGCACCGGCGAAGTCTGGGCCCTGTAGCCCAACCCCAACAACCGAGAGGAAACCATGAACAGCACCAACACCCCTACCCTTGTTCTGATTCACGGCGCGTGGCACGACGGCCGCGCCTGGGACGACACCGCCGAACACCTGCGCGCCCAGGGCTACGAGGTGCACACCCCAACCGTCGCCGGGCACGGACCCGACGGCGACCGCACGACCACCCTCGACGGGGCGGTCGACTCCATCGTCGAGTACATCGAAGAAAACGACCTGACAAATGTGGCGCTTGTCGGTCACTCGCTGGGCGGCGTCTACATCTCGCAGGCCGCCCCGCGCATCGCCGACCGCCTGTCCCGGCTGGTGTTTCTGGTCGCGTTCGTGCTGTCCGACGGCGAGTCCCTGTACGACGTCCTGCCCGAGGCCCTGCGCGACAACCTGCTCAACTCCACCAACGACGACGGCGTGATCCCCCCGGACTACGCCTTTGTACGCAACGGGTTCATGTCCACCGCCGACGAGGCCGCGACGCGCGAGGTGTTCGCCGAGCTGTCGCCCCAGGGCGACACCACCTTTTCAGTCCGAGTCGATCAGTCCGGTTTCGAGACCCTGGTCGCCGACGGCGAGGTCGGTATCTCCTATATCGACGTGTCCGGCGATGTCCTGCTCGGCCCCGACGGCTGGTACTCGGCGTTCGGCGAGCGGCTGGGCGCCGGGGTGCGCGTCATCCGGGTGGCCGGTGAGTCGCACGATTTGATGCATACTGACCCGGCCGAATGCGCCGAGGCCATCATCGCCGCCGCCCGCGACTAGGAATCATGGACCGATTGGCCATCGCGATACCGCTTTGGATGCGGTGCATGTGCATTGCAGACACACCACTGTCGGCCATAATGGTCGGTCCATCTGTATCGCCACTTTAGAAGTTGCCATTTGCTGAACGGGCACCTGACGGTGAACTCGGCCGACTTGGTGGCGAGCAGAATTCGGTGCCAATCCGTCGTTGTAATCGGCTCGTCTGAGTCATTACTCCACACAACCTCAGCCCAAAGTTCAAGGATGGGGGTGTCGCTGTGGTTTACCGCCCTCATTTCAACCTTAGGTTTCAACGCGCCTGTGCCGTCGGATGCCTCGGTTGGTTTGCGGGTATCGACTATGACGAGGTTCGCTTGTGCCCTGGCTGCTGCCTCGTCGTCATTCGCTCGGTCTCGACGTGACCGCCACGTCGTGTACATGGCCACGATGACTGCCGTCAACGTGATGACAGTTGAGGCCATTTGGAAAGTCAGCGTCCAACTGATAGCGCGCCCCCCGAAATCCTTCCTTGACACACGATCGGTGGGGGTGAGTGTACGTGCCCACCCCCACCGATACCGCCGTCGAGCTGCTGGCCCGCCTGAGCGACGAGACCGAACGGCTCGACAGGATCGACAAGTACTTGCGTGGTGAGCATGACGGCCCGTACACCCCCCGCAAGGCGTCACGCGAGTACAAGATCCTTGCGCAAAGGTCGGTAACGAACCTTCTTCCGTTGGTCGTCAACGGCCTGGCGCAGAGCCTCTATGTGGACGGTTACCGCTCAGGCGACACCGACGAACCCGCGAGCGCGTGGCGGCACTGGCAACACAACGGACTCGACGCCAGGCAAAGCGCGATTCACCGCGCCGCCTTGTCATACGGACGCGCCTATGTCGTGGTCGTCCCCGGGAAGGACGCCGAGGGCGCCGAGGCGGTGCCGACGGTGCGCGGGTACTCGCCGCGCCGCATGATCGCCGCCTACGCCGATGACGACGACGAATGGCCCGAGTACGCCGTTCGCTGGGCGAGCGCGACCGTCGAGGGCAAGAGCGGTCGGCGGGTGTGGTTCTACGACGACGAGACCGTGCACGTGTTCACCTCCACCTCGGCCGACGGCGGCGACCTGGCGCCCGAGGACTCCTACGAGCACGGCGCCGGGGTGACTCCCGTTGTGGAGTTTCGGCACTTGCCCGACCTTGAGGGTCGCGCGCTCGGCGAGGTCGAGCCGCTCATCGCTCTACAGGACAGGGCGAATCAATCCACATTCGACCTTTTGGTCGCCCAGACGTTTAGCTCGTTCAAGATCCGCACGGTCTCGGGCATGGCGCCGAAGTTCGACGACGACGGCAACCCGGTACCGCTGCCGGTCGACGCCGCCCGACTGTTGATGGCCACCGACCCCGACACGAAGTTTTCCCAGCTCGACGAGACCGACCTTCGGCCGCTGCTGGATTCGATCGACGCGGCGGTGCGGCACATGGCCGTCGTCTCCCAGACCCCACCGTCCGATTTGCTCGGCCAGCTCGTGAACCTGTCGGCCGAGGCCATCACCGCCGCCCGCGATGGGGCGAACCGGCGCCGCGCCGAGACGCAAGCCGTGTTCGGTGAGTGCTGGGAGAAGGTCTTGCGCCTGTGCGAGCTGGTGCTCGGCGGCGACGCCGACACCTCGGCTCAAGTCTCGTGGCGGGACATGGAAGGCCGCAGCCTCGCCCAAATCGCCGACGCGCTCGGCAAGCTCGCCCAGACCCTAGAGGTACCGGTCGAGGCACTGTGGCCGCGCATCCCTGGCGTCACTCAGACGGATATCGAGGCGTGGCAACGCATGCGCGCCACCGACCGCGCCGCCGACCCATTGTCCAAGTTGGCCGACCACGTCAACCAGACGGCGGGGGGCGACGGTGGGCTCGACAACGTCATCAACGCGGCTGACGTCGCAGCATCAGCAGCAACAGGAGCGGCTTCGGGCTAACTTCGCCGTCGCGTTCATCGAAGCGCTACGCAACTTGCTCGACCCCCGGCGTCTTGACGCCACAACACCCCTGTGGCTGCCGGTCGCCGAGCAACTCGTCGACGTCTACCGCAAAACCTCGGCCGAGGCCGGACTCGACTACTACCAAGCCCACCGCGCCGCCAAAGGCATCCACGCCCCGCTACCGGATCTCGCCGCCGAGACGGGCAACCGCGACGCGGTCCGTACCTCCCTCATCGTGTGCGGGCCGGTCGCGATCAAACACGCGACCGGCCAAGGCGCGACGCTGGCCGAGGCGGTGCATATCGGCGAAACCCGCGCCGAGGCCGCCGCCGCCCGCCACGTCCTCAACGGCGGACGCGACAGTGTGCACGCCGCCGTCGACGCCGACGCCGAGTGCCTCGGGTTCGTGCGGGTCACCGACGCCGACCCGTGTTGGTTGTGCGCGATGCAAGCCTCACGAGGGCCGGTGTTCCTGTCCGAAGTCTCGGCGGTGTTGCGTCGCGAGACCACCCCCGAATACGCCGCGTTCCTTCGCGCCAACCCCGACGGCGGCAGGTATCGCGGGAAGAAGTTCACCGGCCGCCGGGTCCCGTATCACGACGGGTGCCAGTGCACCGCCGAACCCCTCTACAGCTACGACGCCCCGTGGCCCGGCACTGGCCGGGAGTTCGACGCCCTGTGGCAAGACGCCACCAAGGGACGCACCGGGGCCGACGCCCGCCGGGCGTTTCGCCGCGCCGTCGCCGCCGCCTCACCGACCCAATCGGCCGACGCCCGCCGCCGCAAGCGCGCCGACGCTCGCCGGGCCGAGGCGGAACAACACCCACCGCTGCCGGAACCCGATACCGACCGGGCCGGAACACGGTCGGATGTTCCGCCGGAAGAACCAGCGCCCGCACCGGAACCCGACGCCGCGCCCGCCGAGACCGGAACCGGGCCCGGCCCGCTGGGCGACCTGTCGCGCCTGTCCGATGACGAGCTGTTCGCGCTGTTCGGCGAGCACGCCGCCGACGAGAACGCGGTCGCCGCGATTACCGCCGAAATGGACCGCCGCGACGTACCCGACGGCGGCGACGTCGCCCAGGGCGTCGAGGAGCTCACGCCCGAACAGCGACGAGTCGAGGAACTCGTGTCGCAGGGGTGGGACTGGCAAGACGCCTACGCCGAAGCCCATGGCGTCGACGCCGACGAGCTCGACCGCCAAGCCCGTGCCGCCGAAGTCGACGCCCACCGCTACACCGGCGAAACCCGCGACGAGGCGGTGCGGCGCATGTACGACGAATACGTGCAGGTGTCCTACGTGGCCGCCGAGGACGCGACCGCCGGGCACATGCTGTCCAAAGCCGGGCGCGCCGCCGACGTGAACCCGCTGTCGCTGTTCTCAGGCACCACCGCCCGCGCCCGCAAGTACGCCTCAGAGGATCTCTTGCGCTGGTGGAGCGAGCACGGGCGCATGACGTTCACCGAGTACCGGGCCCAGGTGCTCGGACGCGAGACCGACCGCGCCGCCGCCGCCGTCACGGCCATGCAAAGCAATGGGCGGGACTTCATATGACCCCCACCGATACTCAACGCGCCCAGGCGATACGGGCCGCACGGTTCGCCGCCGCCCGAGGGCTACCGATCACAGCATGCCCCTACCCGATCAGCGGGTCGGCGAGCTTGCGGGTGCTGGCCGTGGTGTTCGTGCGCGAATACGCCCGCCTGCGGCCCGGCCGCATCGACCACACCGCATAGAAACCCCGCCGCCGCGTGAGCCCGTGAGACACGGGTCCGCGCGGCGTACGCACCCCGAGCAAGTCCACAGGAGGGACACCCCATGCCGACAACACCCGGCACCACACCGGAAGACGCCGCCACCGGCACCGGAGCCACCGGCGAAGAGAGCGGAACCTTGGCGGAAGTTCCGCCGGAACCCCCGGCCGCGGCTTCCGGAACCACCCCCGCGGCGACCGGAACAACCGCGGGCGACTCCGGAACTTCCGGCGATGCACCGCCGCCACCGGCACCCGCCCCCGCGGACTCCCCGCCGGAGGCGCCGCCATGGGAGCGCACCGGCCAGCCGTTCGACGCCGAGACGGCGTGGAAGCTCATTACCAACTTGCGCGCCGAGGTCGCTCGCGGCAAGGCCGGTGCGCCCACCGGCCCCGGCGGCACCGACGAGCTCGCCCAGCGCGTCACGAGTCTTGAGCAGCAACTCGCCGAGGAACGCGCCGCCGCCCGCGCCCGGATCGGCGAACAGCATCAGATGCCCGAGCCGGTCGTCGCGCTGTTGGGCGACGGCGACGGCAAGACCCTCGCGGCACGGGCACAGGCACTCATCGATTGGGCCCACACCCTCAACCGGCCCGCCCCGTCACGCGGCGCCAGGCGCCGCCCGGTCGCCGAACTTCGTTCCGGCACCACACCGGAACAACCACCGGAAGACACCGACCCGGCGCGGCTGGCCGCCCAGGTCGCGGCTCGCCGCCCCCACTACTAGCCCCGGCGCACGCGCGCCCCGATCCACAAAGGGTGGACTATGAACAACCAATTTCTGAAACCGTCCGTCATCGCCGCCACGGCGTTGGGTTTGCTTGAGCGCGACATCGTGCTTCCCGGTCTGGTGTGGCGTGACGCTGTCGAGTCTTTCGACGGCGCCGACGACGACACCGTGTCCATCAGGGTTCCGGCCCGCACCAAGGCACAGCGCCGCCGGATGCGTGTCGAACCGCGCGGCAAGATCGTCGCCAAGAAGCTCAAGGAAACCAAGGTCGACGTCACCTTGACCGAGCATGTCATCAGTGCCATTGACGTCACGGACGAAGAGATGACTCTCGACATCACGAATTTCGGGGCGAAGATCTTGGCGCCCCAGACCCGCGCGATAGCCGAGGATCTCGAAAACCAGATCGCCGAGACCATGGCCGCCGCGCCGTACGAAACCGAGCTCACCCTCGACGTCGCCCACCCCGAGGACACGTTCGTCGACGCCCGCCGGGCCCTCAACGTCGAGTCGGTGCCGGTCGCCGACCGGGTCGCCGTTGTCGGCGCCGACGTCGAGGCCGCGATCCTCAAGGCCGATGGTCTGACCAGAGTGGATAAAAGCGGCGACAACACCGCGCTGCGTAACGCCGAGATCGGGAAGCTTCGACAGTTCCCTGTCTACCTGTCCAACGCCATTGACCCCGGCACGGCCTACCTGTTCCACAGGACCGCCTATGTGTTCGCGCTGCGGGCCCCGATCGTGCCCGACGGCGCCCCCTTCGGACAAAGCCAGTCCTATGGGGATCTGGCGATGACCTGGGTTCGTGATTACGACTCGGATTACATGCAAGACCGCAGCATCGTGCACACCTTCAGCGGTACGGCCTTCGTTCCCGACCCGCCGCGCGACAAGACCCCGGAGACCACCGACCCGAAGAAGTTCGTTCGGGCCGTCAAGATCACGATGCCCGACACCGTCGCGCTCCCGGCCCCGAAACCGGGACGCAAGAAGGCGGCGGTGTGACGGCCTCGGCGTCGCCGCCGTTGGCCAGTATCGACGCCCTCGAAACCCTGCTCGCCGAGCCGCTGGTTGGTCGGCGGCGGCAACGCGCGGGCGCGGTACTGGCCGGGGTTAGCGCCGAAGTGCGCGCAGTGGCCGGGCGCCGGTGGACCAACGGTGCGCCCGACCTGGCGGTATCGATCACGCTGAAAGCCGCCGAGCGCGCCATCGTCAACCCGCAAGGACTGTCGGCCGAAAACCTCGGCGACTACGGGCGGCGGTTCGGCGGTTCGGGTCCGGCCGGTGTTTACCTCACCGAGGGCGAGGTCGACGCCTTGGTGAAACTCACCGAGGCGAGCGGAGTGGTGTCGGTCCCAGTCGAACGCGACGTGACGCTCGGCGGAACGCCGGTGTCGGACCCTGCCGTGAGGATGTGATCTTGTGCTGTACCCACACACACCGATCGTGTACCCGTCCGAGTACCGCAGCGACTCCGATGGCAACGCCGTACGGTGGCCGAGCTTGGAGGGGGTACCGGTCCCGGCCAATATCCAGCCGCACGCGTCAGCGGTGACCACAGTCGAGGCGGGCAAGGGCGGCCCCTCCCAACAAACCCGCGTCGAGGCGGTGGCCTACCTGTCGGGCACGTTTTGTCCGGCGCTGGACGCGTACGCGGCGCTGGATTGGGACGGGTGGCGGTGGGTCATGGTCGGCGACCCGATCGACCACCAAAGCCCCGACGGAACGTTGCGGATGTGGCGCGCCGAGATCCGCCGCGACCGCGCCCTCGCTGATGCCCCGCGTCACGGTTAAAGACGACAGACGGACCCGCCACCGCATCGCCCGCTCGGCCGTCGTCGACGCCGCCCTCGCTTCGGTCGCCCGCGACGTCCTCACCGCCGCCACAGCCGACGCCCCGCGCGGGAAGTCCCGCGACTATGTCGAGTCGCTGGAGATCGCCAAGGGCAAGGTCGATTACCACGTCAACGCCACCGCCGAACATTCCGCCGCCGTCGAGTTCGGCCACCACAACGAATCCACCTATGTAGAAGGCCAGCACGTTCTCGCCCGCGCCCTCGACGCGGTGACCTAACCGGCGAGGGGGTGAACCCGTGCCCCTGCCCGACCCCGTAACCGCCGTTGTCGACATCATCCGCACCGCCATACCCGAGGCAGTCGTCGGCACCCTCGTACCCGACCAGCTCGCCGAACACCTGCCGTACATCCACATCAGTCAAACCGGCGGACCCATCACCTCGGCCTCGGCGCGCGGTGGCCTCCACCGCGAAGCCGCCCGCCTCGTCATCTCCGTGTGGGCCGCGCCCGACCCCGCCGCCGCCCGAGGACTCGCCCGCCGGGTACTCGCCGCGCTTTTGGCCGTGCGCGCCCAGCGGGTGAGCGGCGGCGTGCTGGTGCGCACGCACGTCGAAGCCGCCCCGGCATTCCTGCCCGACGACCACGCGCCCGCCGGGGTCTTTCGGTACGTCGCGACCGTCACCACCCACATACACTAGGGAGAGTCCACTATGCTCACTGATGGCGCGACCATCATTCCCGGTAAGGGATACATCTACACCGCCGAACCCTCAACTCCTCGCCCCGAGTATGGCGCCGAGGCGCCCGCCCCATGGGTCGACTTGGGCCACACCTCCGAGGAGGGGCTAACAATCTCCCTCGAAGTCGAAAAGACCGTCAAGAAGACATGGCGCAACAGGGTGGGACTCAGAACCACTGTGGATGAGGTGACGTTCGAACTGACCTGGATGGGCTTGCAGTTCGACACCCCGAACCTCATGGCGTACTTCGGTGGCGGCGAGGTCCCCGAACCCGGCGTGTTCGGTGTGACCGGGGATTTCGATAAGCCCTATGAGCGGGCGCTGTTCATCAGGTTGGAAGACGGCGACGCCGAGGTCGACCTCTATCTGTCCAAAGTATCGCTTGGGCCCGGTGACGAGGCCGAGATCAGTCCCGAGGAATTCGCGCCGCTGCCCATTAAGGCTGTCGTGCTCGACGATGCCGACGCTACGTACCTGCTTGAGTTGATGGCGCCGCACATCGGCTACCCCGACAAGCCCGTCGCCGTGTCCCGCAAGGCCAAGACCCGCAAGACCGCCAAACAAGACGCCTAGACCTTCCTCGCCCCGCTCGTGGGTGGGGTGCCGCCGCGCGCGGACGCGCCACGAATCGCGGTCCCGCCGGGCACCCCACCCACCCGTATTCGATTTCCATCCTGTTAGGAGTTTTCTCGCATGTCAGACGTCGACGCCGTCGCCGCCGAGGCCACGACCGACCCGAACTCACCCGTACTTGAAACGGACATGCACGGGCGACGGTGGGTCTTCTACCGGCCCGACATCCGACCCGCCGCGCTTCGCCGCTATGCCCGGCTGGCCGACAAGGTCACTGGCGGCGGCGAGGTGGCCGACGCTGACGCTATCGAGCTGGCCGCCGTCGCCGAGGACATGCTTCGATCCGGCTTGCCTGACGCCGAAACTCGCGAGGCGTTCGACGAGGCGCCGTTCAACGGAACCGACATCACGGCGTTGTCCGAGGAGTATTTCGAGGCCCTGGGCGCCACGGTGGGGGAATCGTCAGCCTCGCCCGCGCCCTCACCGACCACTGTGGCGCGGTCGAGGCCGACCTCGAAGCGACGTACCGAATAACGCTAGGCGACCTGTGGACCGGGCGCTTGTCGATCCGACGCGCCGTTGTCCTTATCGGTCAGTTGCCGACTACGTCACGGCTGTCGGTGGCGCTACGCGGGTCCGAACACGACGGGTGGGATCTGACCGCCCATCTTCTCGCCGCCTTGATTGACGCGGCCAACACGACCACCTACGCCGTCGCCCAGGTGCACAGCAAGAAGAGGCTCGCCAAACCTGAGCCGGTGCCGCGCCCCGGCGCCACCACCAAACCCACGCGAACGGTCACCGTCGCCCAGCTCGCTAAGCGGGTGCGCCAACACCGCTAGTCCACACGCGACGCGAACACGGGGCGGGGGTGAGCCGTCGTGGTGTTGTCCGCTGGGGCGGTGTCGGTGCGCGTCAAGCCCGACTTGACGAAGTTCGCCGCCGAGTTGAAGGCGTTTCTTGTCGCGGCGTCGCGCGATGTCGTGCACATCGGCGCCGACCTCGACGCCGGGAAGCTGGCCACCCAGGTCAAGGCCGCCGTGACCCGTGCCGGTGCGGGACGGGGCGTCGAGGTTCCGGTCACCGCCGACACCACGAAACTCGCCGCCGCCGTGCGCTCGGGCACCCCCAGCGGCAAGACGAGCGTGGCCGTCGACGCCGACACCTCGACCGCGCTGTCGCAAGTGGCCCGGTTGAAATCGCAATTGGACGACCTGTCGCGCCGACACATTGAACTGTCGGCCTCAGGTGATACCGCAGGCGCCGAGCACCTGGTCGCCCAGATTCGCGACGCCGCCGCAGCCGCGCAAGAAATCGACCTGTCACACATCAAGGGCGCCGCGCTGGGCGTCGACACCAAGGCCGCCCGCGCCGCCGCCGAGAAACTGCGTACCGACCTAGCGCGCCTGTCGGGCGAGACCTTCCGTATCGACGTCACGGCCAACGCGGGCGATGTCGAGCGGGTGCGCGCCGAGCTTCACACGCTGGCCGCCGATGCGTCCGATATCGACATTCCCGTCGCGGCCGACACCTCGAAACTCGCCGCACAAGTGCGCTCGGGTCTGGCCGCCGCCGACGGCGGACGGGTGCGCGTCCCCGTCGCGGCCGATGCCGGGCAGCTTGCCGGGCAGGTGCGCCGCGCCGCCGCCCTGGCGCAACAAGGCACCCGCATCACGGTGCCCGTGGGCGCCAACACCAAGGGCATCGGCGGAAGCCTGGCCGGGCTGTCCGGCATCGGTGGCGCACTGGCCGGCATCGGCAAGGTCGCCGCCATCGGCACCAGCCTCGCGGCTGCGGCTGGTGGTGCGGCACAACTGGCCGCAGCACTGGCCCCCGTGGCCGGGGCGCTGGCCGCGTTGCCCGCGTTCGCCCTCGGCGCGGCGGGTGCCTTCGCCGTCCTCAAGCTCGGATTGTCCGGTGTGGGCGCCGCCTTGTCGGGTGATTCGGCCGCATTCGCCCAACTCGCCCCCTCAGCGCAAGCCGCCGTCACCGCGATACGCGGGCTGTCGCCGCAATTCGAGCGACTCAAGACCAGCATTCAGGGCAACCTGTTCGCCGGGCTCGACAAGCAGATAACCCGCGTCGCCGACGTCCTGTTGCCCAAACTTCAACAGCGGCTACCGGCCATCGCCACCGCCTTCAACGGCCTGGCCAAGGGCGTCGCCGGTGGCCTGTCGTCCGACGGGTTCACCTCCGGACTCGACGCCGCGCTGTCCCACACTGCGACCGGGATAGCCGGGCTCGCCAAGGGAATGCGCCCCCTGTTTTCCGGGCTCGGCCAGGTCATCGGCGCTTTCGCGCCGAGCCTGACGGCTGCCGGACAAGCCGCCGGTGGACTGGCCGCGCGCTTCGGCGAGTTCATCAGCAAGGCCGCGGAAACTGGGCAACTGGCGTCGTTCGTTGACGGCGTTAAGACCGCACTGTCTCAAGTGGGCGGCATCTTGTCGAACCTCGGAAGTGTCGTCGCCTCGGTGTTCTCGGCCGCGTCGAGCTCGGGCGGCGGCCTGCTGGCCACGCTGGAAACCATCACCGGCGCCGCCCGCGAGTTCTTCTCCAGTCTCGAAGGCCAAGAGGCGCTGAGCGGGTTTTTCGGCGGCATTCAGTCGGTGGTGCGCGCCGTGTTGCCGACCTTGCAGAACCTCGCGTCCGGCATCGGCTCGGTGCTCGGCCCCGCCGTCGGCCAGATAGCCACGATTTTGGGCCCCGCCCTTGAGACCCTCTCCGGCTCCCTCGTCGATGGCGTCGCAAAGCTTCTACCAGGGCTAATGCCCGTGGCCGAGGCGCTGGCTAGCATCGTCACCGCAGCGGCGCCCCTGCTGGGCGTGGCCGGTCAACTGGGCGCGATTTTGGGCGGCATCCTGGGCTCTGCTTTGTCCATGGTGGCCAGTCTGTTTCAGGCACTGGTGCCGCCAGCCGTCCAAATTGCACAGATCTTGCTGGCGAGCCTGATGCCTGCCTGGCGCTCGATTGAATCGGCGCTACAAACTGTGATCGCCGCCGTTTTGCCGGTGATTCAGGCGTTCCTATCGGTCAATCAGGCGCTCGCCCCGATCCTCGGGCTCATCGTGCGCGTGGCCGCCGCGATCTTGTCGGGGCTGGTCAAGGGGCTAATCGCGCTGATCACGCCGAGCCTGACGATCACGAAGATTTTCGTCGGCGCTCTGGCCAAGGGTATAGCCACAGTGTACGGATGGCTGAAGGAAAAGCTCGGACCCGCCGCCGCGTGGCTCGCCTCGGTCTGGAACGAAAAGGTGTCGCCCGCACTGTCGAAGGTGTCGGCGTGGCTGTCCGAAAAGTTCAGTGCCGCCGCCGCGAGCGCCTGGTCGTGGATCAAGGAAAAGCTTGCGCCCCTTGGGCAAAAGCTCGCGACCATATGGAGCGAAAAACTGGCGCCCGCGATCCAAAAGGTCGGCCTGTGGTTTCGGGAGAAGTTCGTTCCCGCAGCTCAGCAGGTGTGGACATGGATACAGGAAAAAGTCATCCCCGTTGTGTCCAAATTGGTGCGATGGTTCGTGTCGAAACTGGTTCCCGGAATCGAGCGCGTCGTCGAGTGGCTCGTCGACCTCGCGGGCTGGTTTTTGGACCTGGCGGTCGACATCGGTACCGCCGTCGGCAAGGCCATCCGCTTTTGGGGCCGCTTCATCGCGTTCATCAAGGCGCTACCGGGCAAGGTGATCGGGTTCCTTAAGGGACTCCCGGCGAAGTTTGTACAAATTGGAAAGAACATCGTCTCGGGCATCGTTCGCGGTATCAAGCAGGCGGCCGGGCGCATCAAGGACGCCGCCGTCGGCGCCGCCAAAAGCGCCTATGAGGGAGCGAAGGATTTCCTCGGCATCAACTCGCCGTCACGGCTCATGGCGTGGCTCGGCTCCCAAATGGGCGCCGGTGTCGAGGTCGGCCTCGACGGTTCCGTCGGCGACGTGGTGTCGGCCTCGCGTGGCCTGGCGCGCGCCGCCTACGACCCCTGGCGCGGCTTCACCCCCCACCCCAAGTCCCGCACCGACACCGACGGCCCCGGCGGCGTGAACGTCTCGGTTCGCATCGGCGAGCGCGAGGTCGCCGACATGGTCGTCGACGCCGTTCGCGCCCGCCCCGAGGCCGTCGCCTCAACCGTCGCCCACGGTACCCGTCTGTCCAACCTAAGGAGATAGCCCCATGTCCACTGTCATTGATCCGTTCGCCGTGTGGCTGGGCCGCCCCGGACACCTGGTAGCGCTGCCCGACCCGTCCCCCGACGTCGAGGTGATCCGGTCGCGCGAGGTGGCCATTCACGTCGGCGTCGCCGGGGGCCGCTCGGTCGACGTCACCGGTTCCGGCCTGCGGACGTTCAAATACTCGTACTCGCGACTGACGTCCTGCGAGGCCGAGGTCATCGATGCCTTCGCAGGCGGCGACCACGGGCCCGGCCCCTACGCGTTGATAGATCCCGTCTACGCCAACCGCCTCACGGCGAACCAGGCCAGCGGCGGCACCGTGTGCGGCGACACGAGCGGGTTCGCGGTCGAAGAGTACGGCGCCATCGAAGTCGACACCCGGTGCTCGTTCACCGGTCCGTCGTCGATCCTGTGGGCGTTCAACCCCGCGAGCTTGCGGGTGCTCGCGCTGCCGTCGCGCTGGCCGAGCCTGCCCGACGGCACCCGGGCTTTTCCGGTGCTGCCGGGCGTACCGGTGCACCTGGGTGCCTGGGTGCGCCCCGATACCGCGACATGGTGCGGGTGGGTCCCGCGCTTCTACGACGTATCCGGGCAACTGGTCTCGGCCGCCACCCCCGACCCCGAGGCCGTCGGCGGCGAAACCTGGCGCCACGTCACCGCCCACGTCACCCCGCCGTCCGGCGCGGCATGGGTCGCCCCCCGGTTGGCGGCGACCACCGTGGCCCCTCGTGTCTGCGACCCGGCACGCATAAGCGTCGATTCGCTCGAAATGACTTACGGCACCGCATTGGCCGAGCGGGCACGCACCGGCACCGGGGTCCCGCAAGTCGAATTCACCGCCTGGTCGCAGACCATCCCCCACCTGGGCCACGTCGACGCACAGCTCGAACTAACGGAGGTGTGCCAGTGAGACCCACCCCGCCGAGCTTCGCCGAGGCGATCACGGCGGCGTCGCGGCACATGCACTCACGCGTGCGCCTGTGGCCGAACGGATTCCAAGGCGAACCGCTCGACGTGTCCGGCCTCGTCGAGTCCGTCAAGACAAGCCGCGAGCTCGGCGGGCAACTCCCCGAAGAGGTGCGCCTCGTCGAGGGCGCGGGCACCGTGAAAGCCGACCTCACCGTTACCGGGGCGACCGGGTTGTCGGCTGCCGCCACTTGGGCGCGCGACACCCCCGTCGGTCCGCTGGCCGGACGCGAGCGACTCGCGGTCCCGATCACGGTCGATATCGGCGTCACCGTGTCCGGCGACGGGCCGAGGTTCGCGCGGGTGTTCACCGGGGGCGTCCGCGCCGTGGCTCTCGACGGGGCGACCTCGGCGACCGTCACCGCGCTCGACGCCCGCGATACCGCCCGCGACCCGCTCACCTTCCCGCCCGTGGCCGACGACTTCGCCGGTCTGTCGTTGCACTGGTGCATCGCTTATGCGGCGCACGCGGTCGGGTTTGATGCCCAGCCCTCGCCGATGCGCGCCCATGGCGTCGACGTGGCGCGCGGGTACTGGCCGCTGGTCTATTGGCCGATGTCCGGCTCGCACGCGCCGTTCGTCAGCGGGCCCAACGCCCACACCGCCACCGTCGCCACCTGGCAGCAACCCGACCGCGACGCCGCCCTGGATACCGGCGGTTTCGTGTCAGTCCCCGCGCCATGGAATGGCCCGGCGGCGTTTGCTGGGTATTTCGGGCGGCGTCGGTGGCGCCGTATCACCGGCACCGCGTCGACATTCCTACCCGCGGACGCCCCCACCAGGCCACCGGCCACGGGAGTGAGGTTCGAGGCATGGGTGAAGTCCGAGCCCGGCACCACCACAGCACCCGGCGGCGACGCCTTCCGGCTGGGGCTGACCGACGGGCCGAGCTTGCGGCTCACCGCGACGGGGGCCGCCGTCCTCGACGTCCCCCGCGCCGACGGCCGCCGACGGATGCGGTTCGCCGCACCGCCCTTGAACCTGTTCGGGTGGCGCGCGGGCGAGTGGAACCACTTCGGCGCCCACGTCTCGACCACCCCCAAGGGACACACGGCCGTGACCTGGCGTTTCAACGGCCGAGAAATCCGGCTGTCGTATCCGGGGATTCGCGCCGCGCTGGGGACCTGCGATAACGCCGAACTCGACAGCTGGCTGAATCTGTCCAACGTGGCCATATCCCGCTGCCCGAGTTCGGCGGGGTGGCTCGACGGGCACCACTGGGCGGCAACAGCGCTCATCACCGGCGCCGACACCCCGATGCGCTGGCCGGGCGAGTTCGCCGCCGCCCCCACATGGGACCACCTCACCGCCATAGCAGACGCCACCGGCTCGGCCACTTACTTCGATCCGCACGGGCGCCTCGTGTTCACCGGGCCCCCGGCTGCGGTGCGGCTGCCCGTGGCCGAGGTGACCACCCGCGACCGCATCACGGCGCTATCGGTAGAGGACTCCCTCGACCGGGTCCGCAACCACGTCACAGTGACCGAACACGGCGGCGTCGTCAAACCACCGGGCAAAGAGCCGCTGTGGACGTTCGACGGACCACGCGCGGTCGACCCCGGCGAGGTGGCCGAGTTCGACGTTGAATTCGCCGAACCCTGCCTCGCCGCCGATTCCCGCGTGTCCGTCACCGCCGCACCCGCGCGCGGCGAATCGTGGGTGTACGTCGACTACGCCAAGACTCCCCAAGGTTCCGGGCGACCGGTTCCGGGCCGGTACGTGGTCGCCGCACTGGTCGACGTGTCCGGCACCCGCGCCACCCTCACCGTCCGCAACAAGGCGAAGCGGCGAGTGTGGGTCACCAAACCACCGAGCCCCGACACCGGCACCGCCTCGGCGACCGGCGCGAGCTCGGATGTGGCGGCGGCGGGCATCGCCGGACACAGCGTCAAAGCCTCCACAAAGAAGTACGTCGAAAAAGACGAGGCGTCGATCGCCCAATATGGCGCGTTCGCGTTCGACGACCCCGACGCGCCGTGGCGGCAATCCGGCTCGGCCGAGCGCGCCCGGCGGTTGCTGGCCGACTTGTCCCGGCCGAGGGCGACCGTCACCGGCGTTTCGATCGTCGGCGACCCCCGACTCGACCTCGGCGACGTCATCACGATTCGCGACCCCGACGGCACCCGCCTTGACGGCGCCTACGCCATCACCGCGATAGCCGACGACCACACCCCCTCATCCGGCTACACCCAGGCACTCACCGTCCACCCCGCACCACTACCCACCATTAAGGAGACACATGCCGAACGTTAAACAGATCTGGCGCACCAAGGGAATGATCGACGCCCCCACCGGCGACGAGACCCTCTCGCCTGCCAAGGCACTCACGGCGATCATGGCCGACGTCGAAACGCTTCCCGACGACGTCGAAGTGTTGAAGGCCGATCAGTCCGCAATCCGCACCGAAATCGCCTCCCTCGCCCAAAGCCTCGCCGACACCCTCGCCCCCGCGCTACTGGCGGCACTGGCCGAGGCACTCAAGACCGGCATCACCGACGACGTCCTCGTGTCCGCCGCCGAACAGGGCGTGCGCCGCGTCCTGGGCTCCCTCGACCCCGAGCCCGGACTCATCGCCCCCACCCCCAGCGCCCCGACGCCGCCCAGCCGCGACCAGGGCGTAAAGCCGACCGTGACCCGACTCTAAAAAGGAGACACCCTCTTGTCCGACTACCTCGCGTCCCTCATCCGTACCGGCATCCCCGCCGGGGTCGGCGCCGTCCTGGCATGGGCGGCGTCCAAGGGGTTCGATATCCCCGAGGCCGCCCGCACCGAGATCATCGCCGCCCTGACCGCCGCCGCCACCACCATCTACTACGCCGTGGTGCGCGCGGCCGAGAACACGTGGCCGGTCGTCGGGCGCCTGCTGGGCACCTCCCGGCAGCCTGAATACTCCGCCCCCCTCAAACTCGACAGCGACCTCGAATAGACCCGCGCAATACGGCCCGCCCCTCTGCCTCTTCCGAGGTAGCGGAGCGGGCCGCTTCCTTGCTTCTACGAACCAAATTGCCCCGCCCTTCACGGGGCCTTTTCAATCAGCAATCAGAAGAACAGACTTTTTATAGTCGAGACGATCGGAGCAACCAGACCAACGAACGTAAGCCACTTCGAAGGGGGCTTGTCCGGCGGCTGCAACGGCAAACTCCGATAGTCCAATCTGTATCTAATTCGGATCGAGATTCGCTCGCGCTTTCGGATGTACAAGAAGTTCCTTCTTCTCTAAAAAACGGATATGTCCAAATTGTTCGGAAAGAAGAGGGTTCCTTGACGCCCAGGGACGCAGTACTCATGCTATTCCGCTGTGTTACTGGCCACATAAGTCGAAAGTCCCTGTATCGCCAGCTCAACGGACGCGTACCGGCTATCGGCGCGGTTGCCGCCGCGCGGTGCGCCAAACCTCGCCGTCGGGGGCGCCGTCGGGCATCTCCGCCCAGTCAGGACGCCACCTCTCCGAGGTCGGCCGGTGGCGCTGCGACTTCGGGCTATTTTCCCATGCTCGTGGGCTTGCGGCTAGGTACCGGGCGACAGCATCGCGGGCGTCGATCTCCGTCGGATACGCGCGATGCCACGCCCGCCCGGACAGACAGATTTTCACGACGACGCGCCCGTCGTAATGCTCGGTGAGCGCGATCAATCCGCCAGCCGCCAGGCCGGGACCGACATCCTCGCGCCACATGCACAGCCACGTGTCCCACTGCACGTGTTCGCCGCGCACATGCTCACCACCCATGTCCACCACACCCGGCATCATGCCCCCGATCGCATCGCCCCACATCAGGATTTCGTACGAAGGTTCGATTATTGGCAT